AGTTCCCTGAGTACCAGTAGTTCCCTGAATTCCCTGAGTTCCCTGAGTTCCAGTCGTGCCCTGTATTCCTTGAGTTCCTTGAGCACCCGTTATACCTTGTATTCCTTGAGTTCCCTGCGTACCTTGAGTTCCTTTATCTCCAGTTCTACTAAATTCTAAAATACATTCCTCTGCATTAGCAAATGGAGGATTAGCAGACCCAACAACAGGAGTAACCGTAATCTTATAATATCCTGTAGCAGCCGTTACCGCAGTTACTTGCATTGAAGCATATGAAGCATCTGAACCATCTGCCGACTGTATTATTATAGTACCTTCTATAGTACTACTAGAGTCGTCCCACGTATCATACCAGTCCTGCTGGTCTGTACCATCTGCATCTACGTCATCTATATATAGTTGTGTTACAGAAGCAAACGTTCCGTGATTTAACCTGAATATTCCCGCACCGGGGTCTGCGTCAGTAGTCGTCGTCGAGAAATCATATCGGGTGCCACCTCTTATCCCTTCAGTACCTTGCGTACCCTGAGTTCCCTGAGTACCAGTAGTTCCCTGAATTCCCTGAGTTCCCTGAGTACCAGTAGTTCCCTGAATTCCCTGAGTTCCCTGAGTTCCAGTCGTGCCCTGTATTCCTTGAGTTCCTTGAGCGCCTGTTATACCTTGGATACCTTGAGTACCAGTTGTGCCTTGAATTCCTTGTGTTCCAGTTGTACCTTGAATTCCCTGTGTTCCAGTAGCTCCCTGCGTGCCCGTTGTGCCTTGTGTTCCTTGTGGACCCGTAGTTCCTTGAGTTCCTTGAGTTCCAGTCGTTCCTTGAGTTCCTTGAGTACCAGTAGTTCCTTGAATACCTTGTATTCCTTGAGTTCCCTGTGTTCCAGTCGTTCCTTGAGTTCCCTGTGTTCCAGTCGTTCCTTGAGTTCCTTGAGTACCAGTAGTTCCTTGAGTTCCTTGTATTCCTTGAGTTCCCTGTGTTCCTGTAGTTCCCTGAGCGCCGGTTATACCTTGAGTTCCTTGAGACCCCTTATCTCCACTCTGAACAAAAGAAATTACACAATCATCTCCACCAGTGAAGGCGTCGTTATGGTCTATATAATCTACTTGTACTTCTTCATAAACGTTAACTCCCGTGCCCCCAGCTACATTAGCGCCTGTAATATCAAATGTCACCCATATAGAAGAATCAGTAGCTTTAGATATGCGTAAGTGCCCGCGTACATCACTATCACCATCATCTAAAGTATCGTTCCATGCACTTACATCATCAGTATTTACATCAAAGTCGGATATACCCACCTTTGTAATTAAAGTATAATCAGGCGGCCCAGAAACGGGCAATGCAACATTAAATCCAAAATTAGTTTGGTCCGGTGAGCCAGCAGTTATATCAAAACTACTATAATTAAATTCTTGGCTATTACCACCAAATATCCCTCGTACACCTTGAGTGCCTTGAGGCCCTTGTACACCTTGTGTTCCTTGAATACCTTGAGTGCCTTGCGTACCTTGAATTCCTTGTATACCCTGAGTTCCTTGTGCACCAGTAGTTCCTTGAGTGCCGGTAGTTCCTTGAGTACCGGTAGCTCCTTGAGAACCTGTAGTTCCCTGTGTACCAGTAGTTCCTTGTGTCCCTTGAGCAGCAATAGAACCCGCAGTGCCTTGTACTCCTTGTACACCTGTAGTTCCCTGTATACCTTGAGTACCTTGAGTACCTTGAGACCCACCAACCCCACTTAAAGTAACTGTTACATCAGGAGTATTAGTATTTTTTAGAACTAAATCTTTACTGGTTGAGTCCCAAGTAGCCCCTCTCACGTAAGAGCGCCAAGCCACCGGTATCGCTTGTTTGGTTTTTGACCGTAACGCTTTAGTTCCCCTCATGTTTTTGACCTTCCTACGACTAGTAAAGAAAAATATTGGGAGTGGTTAGGGCCCACTCCCTGAGCCCTTATTAAAATTAACGTGTCTAAACGTTGATAATAATTACACCAGACATCGGGCTTGTGACCTTCAGTCCGTATCTCATCGACATGTAAGAACCGACAATTCCGAAACCGGGGTTTGCCTCTTCTACAGTCAAAGGACGCCTTTCTACATACGACATAGGTTTTACGCTGCTGTCCCACATGAATATCCTATCAGGAGGGCACCATGCGTTGGTAGTAATGGTTAGACCATAAATGCTACCTACGACAGCTGTTCCTATAGTATTCTTGAAAGGAGCAGTTTCCTCAACAACATACGGGAATCCGTAGCTGGCAGTTGTGCCAGAAATTGCTGTGGTAAAGTCTGCCAAGTTCAATAGAGTCTTGTAGTGCGCTGGGGATATCATTAGGGAGTTAGCATTAAAGCCGTGTCCACCAATAAGTTCCATAGCTGTGGTCAAGTCGCCTAGAGCGAGTTCACCGTCGCCTGCTCCGCCAGCTGCGGTTACATAGTGACCTGTTTGAAGCGTGCCTGAAGCAGTTAGACCATACGAATAGTTACGTCCGACGTTGATTTCTGAACCACTACCTAGGAAACCACCGTAAACATTATCGCTAAAGTCTACAATGTTAGCCTCAGTTGTGGCTGCTACGATGCTAGCTCCGTCAACACCAGTATTAAACGTGGTGTCTAGGATACCGAGCAGCGCATAAATAACGTGCTTTGTAACGTGACGGTCTACCGCCCTGCGTGCTTCATTCAAAGCCATCTCGACTTCATTGAAACGTGAGTCCTCAATCATACGACGTGTAACACCCATAGCCAGTCCCCACTCGCCTACTGATACTCTCTCGGAGCGTAGATTAGTGTGCTGGTATTGTGGTGTATTACCTTCGTTGATTTCTTCCATTCCCATGGAAGGCTTTGCGAAAGTGATATCAATATCACCGCCGGTCTCTGTGGTCATAGGTTCTGTAAACATTGCCATCGCAGCAAGGTCTGTGACCTTGTAGTCTTTGATTGCGTCTTTATAGTCTATGAGTACACGTTCCCCCGTACCACCAGTCGCTGCGTAAGCGCCAGTGTTAAGGGAAGTAAGAAGACCGGGTGCTAAATTCTGAGTTAGTGCTACCATAATAATCACCTACCCCTTAGTGGGTTATCACCTTAGTTAAACCCGCTGCGGAATTGTTCTCTAATGTAGTTGCTTGACAGCTTGGAGCTGCGGCTGCGTTGGTTGCTGCAAGGAGACGACCATCTGTCGTTCCCATCATTAACCCTACACCAGCGTTTAGGTCTGCACAATTGACGTTCAATATAACGCCGTGCCCAGAAATAACACTTACGACATTTCCTGACGTAATGGTTGTGAGTGCATACCCGCAGAGTGCAAAATTGTCTCCTGCACTATCCCCACTGTTAGCGTTTTTGACTTCGCCACTGGTATTGAACGTTAGTGCGTTACCAGCGGTGACATCTTCTGCCGCTACAAATGGAAGGATGCGTGCTGGTGCACCACCATCATTTATCAAAATTTCTGTTGCCATAATTAATTACCTCTTAGTACATCTGGGTCGATTTTGATGCGCCCAGTTTTTTCATCCATCTTGACTGCAAATACTCTCTCGGTGTCTGCTGGAACAGCTTCTCCCTCGGTGGATTTACCCTTCCCGAAGGTACGTTCTGTGTCCTCAGGTACCGGAAGTGCAGCAAGAGCTTCGCTGAAACCAGTCAGCCTAGGTTCCTCCCAAGCAGTGAGTTCACCGTGGCGAGCTTCTTTCTTATCCTCTTCTAAGGTACCGAAAATCAGTTCCTTAGATAGAATCGCCTCCACGACCTCAACCTTTCGAGCTTCGGCTTCTTTAGCAGCTCTCTCTTCCTCAGCAAGTTTGAATTCCTCAATCATCTTGAGGGCATCTTCATACTGAGTATTGATTTCTGCTTTGGAAGCTGTCATCTCTTCTAGTTGCGTTCGTAGGGACGCGAATTCGCGCTCCACGATATTCTCCGCTTCGGAGTTCTCTTTAACAGGAGTTTCTTCAGTCATATTTATATCCTCTTGTTTTCCGTCTGAACATTCACATGCGCCAGAACAACCACAATTATGGTGTTCGTCCTTTACATGTAAATCACATTTCATGTCAATAGTACATTCCTCGCAGACGGGGTCCATTGAGTTATTGTCAATGAAACTAACCTCTGTTGGGCGAATGTTCGTTGCGAACGTATCCCCCATCACGTCAACATCATTGGAAAACCAATCAATGCTGACATGGGTTATGTCTCCTTCCTTTACTTTATCTATCACTTCTTGTCCGCGTTCATTACACCTCAGGATTAGCAGCCATGCCAATTAAATCGTCTGGCGTTCTTTGATGGTTGAAATATATAGGTAGCTCGTTGAAAGCTTCTATATTGTTCTTTAATATCTCAGGTTCTATATAAACCTTTTGTTGTATATCATCTTCTTCATACTCATGAGGGCCCGATGTTATAGCTATAACAGGGAAAGTAACACTTTCCGTGTTGTCCTCTTGTGTATATGATATATTAGTGTCTTCTCCTAGAGATAGAGCAAACGTGCGTCTCTTTTCATCTTCATCCAACGTTCTACCAAACGTTCTTTCTACGCCATGTCCATCAGCCCACATGATACACATGTTAGCAGCCATCTCTTTGTGGTTGTCAACACCACGCTTTTTTAATGTAGAACCTACTGATGCTACACACTTTTCGTAACTCATGCTCTTTTCCCCTTTACATTTGCCGAAGGTTTATTCCCTCTATTCGGGGCTCGAGCACTTTCTTCTTTTTTGTCGGTGCCCTTACCACCAGAAATGTTAGCGTTCTTATCACTGGGTCCCTCTGGGGGGCCACCTGCTTTCTTTACGGCAACATCTTTCAGCATATCTAATTCTACTACACCTTCAGGGTCCAGACCACGCTCTTCCCTAACTTCTCCGGGTGATAATACACCTTCAGATAGGTATATCATATCTGTCTTAGCTTTAGTAAATGCGTCTTCCACATTAATCTGCCTGAACTTAAATTTAGCCTCGCCGTCTTCCAGCTGAGGCATTAATTGAGCATTCAGTGCAGCCTCAATCATAGTTTGTAAATATCTAACATAAGGTTCAAAAATAGGTCTAGCTTTATCAGGGTCGGTCCACATAGTCTTGGGGACCTTAAGAGCCATATGTATCTTATCTAATATATCATCTGTATATTTTCCATACTCAAAAGCTCTTTGTGTGCCTTGTAGTTCTTTTATAATAATATCGTTTCCGTGAATTATATCTTCACCGGGCGCTAACGAATTAAAGGCGTCAACCACTTCGTTAATTTTGTCAGGACCATAAGGCATATCGGGAAGTCCACAAGATATATCAAAGCGAGAAGAAGCATACTTGTTGAGAGCTGCCCCAACGTCTCGTTCTGCATAATCTTTGAGGTCAACCAAATAAAGAATGGGATGGATGTCAGAAAGGCCATAAGCGTAATCATCGAAGGGGTTGTTAAGTAGAGCGCAAATCTCTTCTGGTTCGAAGTGAATATTCTCTTTCTCATCTCCTATATCCTGATAGTAATACTCAATCTGTCCATGTTCGTTTCTTTTGACATACATGTTTTGGCTAGAACGGAGTACTAAATTATCTCCAGTCCACTCCAAATACCCAGTTCCGAATATTCTGGCGTTACGTACCCAACCATATAAAATGTTCTCAATATTTATATCTCTAAACATCTGTTCTATATTTTCACGTACATCATCCTTATCTGTTACAATATCAAAATTATCTTTGACTGCGTAAAAACAAGGAAGGTCTATTAAACTACGAACAATAGGGTCTGATAGATATACGTCCATGTATATCCTTGGTTTTCCTAAGTGTTGTTCATACTTCTTCTTTTGACCATATGAATAGTCGTTGGACAGCTTTAAACGTTTTATAATGCCCGCTCCAAAACTGAGAGGCTCATCCTCCTTAAAAGGGGGCGCACTACCAGTTGTGGCGAATATCCTTCGTACTCCATCAAGAAATGCCATGGCTACCACTTATATAGTATAATCATAACAGTATATAAAGATTGCGTCATAATGAATATCTACCTTTCTGTTTGAAATCGTGTCCCTTTGTCCTAAATAAGGAGACTCCTGAATGTCTTCCGATATTAGAAGTAAGTTGCAAACTAGCAGTATTGCCTTGTGAAGTAGCCACTGTAGCACTTCCCGGTAACATAGCTAATGTCGCATGAATCCCCAAAACAGAACTGTCACAATAATCATCATGTTTACCATTAGGAGCACTAATACGTTCTGTCTTATTAGCGGCATCCATAACATATTGCAAATCTACATGTTCCCTAAACCATTTATTAATAACTTTTTGCCCGAGCGCGTCTAGATGTTCTGGGTTAGGTACCTTCACTCTCTGTTGTTGTATAAAGGATACATAGTCTCTAAAGACTTGAGTTTTAGTTCCTCTGGGTCCTCCTGTAAAGATGAAAGGTATAAAATGAATCTGAGGTACACTATTAATACACGCTATTCGGAGGTCCTGTTCAATCGCACCACCAATACCAGTAGCATCAATAATAACCCTACCAACACCAAAGCCTCTAGCAATGTCCATGATACGTTTACGTTGATATGGTATGTCGTGCCCGCCAGTTTTAGCACTAATCTCTTCAATATATATAAGTCGTGCCACATCTGAATCATCAGCTTTTTCAGCGGCCCATACGCTAATGACAGTAGAATTAACAGATTTGCCAACATCAACAGCCACAGTACAATTTCTTCCTCCTTCATAAGGGGACTCGGGGATGGTCGCGAGCGTATAGTCATCAAAACACGCCTTTATTTTTTCTGGATTGAATACATTAGATATACTTTCCACAAACTCACATTCGTATTCTGTTCTCCAATACATAGAATCTTCGCCCCATTCCATCATCTTTCCAAGCATATCTTCTTCAGTATAAGCTGCTTCATAACTATCTCCAACCACTACTGCGTCTCTCCATGTAAACACCATTCTCGTCCATGTAGCGTCATATGCGTTATCATACAAATAGCGCCACATATGGTTATCTTTTGACTTCGGTGTACCTAAGTTTATGAAGGGGGCATTATTTGAAACTATCGCTGGTTCTACATTATCTACAAATAGACTATCGTCGATGAGAGGAGACTCATCAACTATACAGAATGTAGGGTGTTGGCCCCGTATAGCCTGCCCTTGATTACTAGGCGCTAATGGAGCCCTGCGCATTAATGTGCCCCCCTTCATGCGTATATGGGGCTTATTGTGGAATTTATAATTATCTATTAGGCTGTCCAGAAATTTATTGTCTTTAAAATGCCTGTACACATATCCGAAGATAAGTGCTGCTTGGTCCTCGCTAGGTGCGAGCACGAAGACTAAATCCCTGAAACGCTTGAAAAACATATAAATAACTACTGCTACCGAGAGGGCGTAGGATTTCCCACAGCCTCGTGGAGCTAATATTGCTACTTTACGCTGCTTCATGTTCTTAGGGTGTGTTAGTGAAGCTATAACAATCTTTTCTTGAAGGGGTCTTAATTTAAGAGTTCTTTGTTTACCATCGACTAAATAACATTCACAGAAAGCTTTCACGAGCAGTCCCATCTTCTTTTCGTCACTTCTAACACTTTCGAATAGTTCTTCTAGCGAACGAGTGTCATAGACATTCTTACCCGTCAGGGCTTTCTTTAATTTCTTCCCCTCTTCCTTTATCGCTAGGTTTTTCATTTAAGTCCTCCAAAAATTTAGCAAACCCTTCGGTCTTCTCTTCAACCATAGTAGGTATCTCTATATTCAACGCCCGGAACTCCGTATGTATGTCTTTAACGATTGAGTTTCTTTGGCGCAAGAGCTCTGTTCGTAGGTTAACATCCCGAATATGTAGAGAAATTTCTTCCCACAGAACGTCTTCAAGAGACAGATTGCGAGCCAACAGGCGTACAAGCTCTTTGTGACGACCATATTCTGGTTCTCCTACGCGTAAGCGTAAACGCTCTTCATACTCATGCTCGTTCAAAGCTTCTTGGCAGCTACGATAGCTTCCTTAGCTTCAGCCTTAACCACAGCAACGAACTTGTCGTCATTCTGGTCCCAAGCAGAAAGTATTACATTTCTTAGCATTGCGTCTTTTACGTGTTTCTGAGCTGCTTCATCCAGCTTCTCATAAGCCTTAGTCTGGGCTTTGGTTAGATATGTATCTAGAAGCGCGTTGATTTCATCCTCGTGCTTACCGATATAACCCATAATCAGGGCCTTTACTGCTGGTTGGGTATACATAATGTATGCACCCAGAGCTAATACTAATGTAGCCATGAGCATGAGCTCAGGCGAACCGATTAGCATATCCATCAATCCTTCTAACATTCCAGATTCTGCTTCTCCTAACTCATTGGTTAGGTTTGTTGTTTCATTTGTTGTTGTATTATTTGTCATAATATCACCTTTTATTGTGGGGCTCCCGAGAACGCTTGCGTATTATTATTCTGTGAGGCTTCGGTCCTTAAGGGACGCCCTGTATAAGTAGATACGACCATGTATATAAAGCTTACTTCTTCTTTCGAAGTTTACCGTTCTTACCACGAAATTCGCCTTTCTTTCCCTTAGGAACTCGGCGCTTCTTCGGTTTCTTACGGGGGACTCCGTTCTTTTTAAGCTTACCTCTATTATATGCCATACTACTTCTTACCTTTCTTTTTAGTGGTCTTCTTACCTTTAGGCTTCAAACCGGGATATTTCCTATATACTGCCGCTCTTATCCCTGCTGGGCGTGGGGCGTTATGAGCTAGCTTTAAAGCTGACTTCCCGCGCGCGAGCGTGTTAATAGGAAAGCTACCTGCTGGTGCTCCTCCAGAAGGTCCAGCAAAGGCTTTAACGCCCTTATACTTACCTACATTAGAACCACCGGCTTTCTTCCTTGCCGCTACCTGCTTCTTCTTAGCCTTGGTCTTTTTCTTAGCTACCATCTCTAGTGCCAAGGATTATGAGCTTCTTTGTTCTTGCTCTGTTGTTTCTTGCCAACATGATGTCCGTGAGACTCTCTACTCTCTATTTCTGATTCAGTTATATCCCTAATTTGGTGTAGGGCCTTTTCCTTAGAAAGCGGTTTCTTACTTAGTGCATGTGTCTTCCCGCCGGAATGACTGTAGACCTTTTCGCCTTGACCGCTCTTTCTCATAGTCAGAGTCTTGTCAATATTGTATTTCTTGTTTTGGTTTTCTGCCATACTTATTCCTCTTCATCCTTCTCTTCATCTGTCACAATTGTGTTCTCCATGTGTTTTAACCTTACTTCCATCGCTTGCACTTGGTTGTACAATTCTCTTACTTCAATGTCATTCATTCTTTTCCTCTTCGTGATTATGATTATTTTTGAAAGTTCCCTTTCTAACCTGTTCTATCTGACTGTTCTGTTGAGCAGTCCATACTTCTAATACCTTATATATAATAACCATTGCTGGTGAACCAACAATCAATAACACTGATTTATATGATTCTATATCCTGCACCATCGAAGGGTCTCTAAAAGACATGATAACTAAGAATATAGCGAGTCCTACCCATGCTATAACAACAGGGGCAGCAATAACACCCATCAGGAAGTTAACAAATTTATCTTCGCCTTCGTCTCCGTTATTCATAGTTCCTCCACTCTTATCATAGGAATACTAAACTGTTGTTGAAATACCCATGTTCCATCACAATCATCGGTATCTGGGTCTCCATCACAATTGAAAGTAGCTGTCCCATCTTCATCTTCGACCCATAACAGTAAAGCAGCCCACATGGACCATGTACCATTTGTTCCGTTGAGTTCCTCGAAGGTGAAGTTTAACCAATGGTCGTCCCAATCCATACCATTAACGGTCAGGTATAAGTCCTTATAAATAAATTCTCCAGACTCATTATGCCATACGTCTATATAAAGAAGTACAGATGCATTATAATCATAGCAGTCGGTATCTATGTCTGTTAGTACAGATATACCATCAGCTTCGGGGTCTACCCAGAAAACAGATGCATTATCTAACTCTTCGTTATACCAACCGGGGTAAAAATGTACTGCGCTATGGTTCCCGTGCTCTTCCTCATACTCGTCTTCATAATCACAGGAGCCATCATCTTCAGTGGCTTTATCGTCATAATTATTTGCTGTTGTATCCATGCAACCATAAATAGCAGCAGTTTCATTCGTTGTGCCATTGGGGTTGTCGTTTATAACTACGCAGCGCCCATCATCATGCGTAGCACTCACCTGATAGTTTTCAGCTTCAGGATTAGTGCAACCATATACAACTACCAAAAACGTGCAACTACCATCTTCAAAAGTCGCCGCAGAGTTATAATTGGTCGCCTCAGGGTCCTTGCAGCCGCCGATAGGTCCTGTATCTTCGCCATTGAAATACTCATGTATAATAGACATGTTGGCACCACCACTTAACAAAGCAAGTAGTAGAATAGTTACTACAGCGCCAACACGCTTGCCAACAGAGGTTTCCCCTAGCTTGTCGGCAGCTTTGCCAACAACCTCAAAGAGGCCCTCCTCTTCTTGAGGGGAGTTCATGTTTTCTTTTACTCTATCTCCATATATAAAGTTTGCCCTAATCGAACTCTGGAAATTGCTTCTGTGCATCAAGCTCTATCATGCCTTTGAACGAAGCGTCCACGTCCTTATAAGTTTCCTTACTCTTCGTATACTTGGGTTTCCATTTAGGAATCACTACATCGCACGGCCCACCATTGTGTTCCTTATTAAACGAACACCATTTACAGAGATTCTGGGGCACCTGCTCATAGCGGTCCTCGTATTCCTCACGCTCCTTTAAGCAGTCGTGTACCATCTTAATCAGGTCACGAGCCTCATCAAGCACGCTCTGTGTAACTCTTACGAAAAAGGTATCATCAAAGCGGAGATAGTTAACGCCCACAAATTTCGGCATTTCGCCCATCTCTAATGTGTACAAGAATGCATATATAATCAGCTGGCGATAATAATCCTCTGGGAGGTATGCACCATAGCGCTTACTGGTCTTGTAATCGAGTAGTGTCGTGCCTCCGTCGAAATCTGAGCATACTGCATCAACAATGCCTATTACTGCGTAGTCCTTAGACTTGACCCACTTCTCAGCGTATTTCGGAGCTACCGAGTTCCACGCCTGATACTTGTTCTTGTACATCCATCTCGGACTTAGTGTGTATTTCCCAGAGCCACTTATGACAAGCTATCTTTTCTTCCCAACCTTTCTCGAACTCACCCTGTATCCACATACTTGGAGCTCCCTTCTCCCACGCCGTCATATTCTTAAATTGATATTTAAATAGTCGTTCTAGAATCTTGTGTACTAGACTTCCACGGAATAGATGTATGGTCTTCTTCTCGGGTATCTTAGCTATGTACTTGTAATAGAACTCGCGTGGGCACTTCATGTATGTGTTGATTTTTGATGGGCTCAACCTCATGTGGCTGGGCTCCCATTTGGCCTTACTCATTCTTAACCTCCGTATCAAAAAAGAATATTTGAAATAGTCTATCATTCTCGATAGAGTCTCCAAAATATTGAGAGGCAGCATGTATAAGCTGAGCATCCCAAAGTATCATTCTGTTATATACGTTTCCTAGCTGGTCTACCATCTCAAATGGTGTCGAGTCGTAATAGTTCTCTTTAAACATTTTCCATCCTTCCATTTCTCTTACTGCATTCTCCTTACTCTCTCTGTGCCTATATAAAGTAGTGCCACATTGGGGTGGTGCGTCGGGAGTAAGATAAACCACCGCTGCCCATTGCTGAGAGTCCGCATGTATAACGAAGGGGTCCTCAGCCATACAGTGTTGGAACACTCCATTAGTTTGGTAGTCCCACCCACCTATCTCAGTGCCTTCTGCCATTTTACTATGAAGCAGATTTTCAAATTCAGCTTTTACTCCCTTGAAATGTTTATGTTCAAGAGTGCGATGTCCTACTGCTCCATGATATCCTCGTTCAACATATTCAAGATTTAATGCGTAATCTCTAACTGCATCTGGGTCATTATAGAAATTATCAACTATAATAACTGAAGGCATCCTTCGTGAAGAGTTTATATCTTTTACAGATTCTTCTAATAGTTCTTCTATACTCATATCTTCCAGTTTAGTCTCATTGTCTTCCTGCATGTCCTTATATTCTTTTACGTTCATTCCTAACTCCTTCATTTCTAAATAGTCCTCTCGTGAGATATACACTGGTTCAGGCATTCCCGGTAGCATTCATTTTCCTCTTTTTCATTATCTTAGCTATAATAGCTGCCTTGTCTGTAATAGGGACTTTCTTGGTTTCTTGCTGGTGTGCTCCAGATAAGTTATCTCTGTTCCATTTTACATGCCCTTGATACGCTGGGTTCAAATCCATTCCTGATAAGTCATCGAAGAGCTTTCTAGCTTCATCAAATTTACCGACCCACCATGCTGCGACTGCTCGTTGAAAGGGTAGTCCATAATGGCCCGGATAACCACAGGGGGTTTGAAGTGGTTTTCCGTCATAGTGCATGGTTTCTCCAGCACAGGCCCAGCCGTATGACGCGTGCCATTCACCACATAGTTCATGCGCTATACTAATCAAATGATAAGCTTCTGGTCTCTGGGGTATTACAGATATAGCCATATAGCAAGTGTTTTTAACATGAGTTTCTCTTTGCCCCTGCTTTCTAAAACATATAGCTTTGCGTAGCAAGCATTCATAAGCTAGCATTTTATCATCAGTGAGCTCTGCGCATTTAAGATAAAATCCCATAGCGGATGCTGTTTGCCCCATGAGTTCATACTCATAACCTATAGCGTAACTATTTTCTGGTACATGAGGGGCATCTATGTACGTTTCTAATTTTATTTGTAGTGACATTATGTCTCCTTCGTTTGTAAATATATTTCATAAGGACTATCAGGTATAGGGTCTATACCATTCTCGCAACGCATACACATATCATATGTAGTGTTGGGTGGAGGAAGTATATCATCATACTCCTCTGTATAGAGATTTCCAAGAATCTCTTCTAAATTATAATCCATACAACATAAGGATACCTCTCCATTAGGTAACAATATGTTATGATACAGGTCTTCTACACACCCACATGTTTTTTCTGTCTCGTGGAGAATAGAATGGAACCTGTCCCATACTTCTCTAACTTCAGGTTTAAGAGTAGCTTCGCCTAAAAGATTACCAGCTCTGTGCCACATTTCATATTTATTTACAGTTCTATCAGGGTAGATATGTTCTACCTCCTCATGAACTGTACCCATGGACATCGTTGTAAAATTGCTAACATCAGCAACTTTAAGAGCATTGTATACGTTAATTAGAGTCTTAGTAACAGGATGTTTAGCTAACCTCTCTAAATCAGGTAGGTGCAAGGTAAACCCTCCATTAGGACCTCCTACGAAAGGAACGTCCTTTATTCTCTCAACATCTTTAAGAGTCATTCCTACAGCTGTGGTAAAAACCGATACACGGTGGCCTTGCTCATGAGCATACAATAGCATATCTGTGCACTTCTTATTTAACCATGGTTCTGTAAACCCTGAAAAGGTTATCCTAATTTCTTTAGGAAGTTTATCTATTACCATTTTAAAATCCTTGAGGCTCATGTATCTTTCCTTCTCTGTAGTGAACTTCTCTGCGTTCCATACTTTTTGTAGGACTCTCTGCGGACAAAATACACAGTCTACAATACAACCCATTTTGGGAATAGATGTTGTTATTTCCAATGTGGGCCATTCTGTAACTTTCCAGTATTCTTTCATTCTTTCCAGTCCATAATCTCTTCAAAGAACTTTTCAGTAATGGTTGTTAAGTATGCTGAGTTATCTTGAAAACCAAACGTTATAAGAAGATTGTTTACATCAGGATGCATAGCCATTCCACAACAGAACTCTATACGCCCATCCATAAATTTAAAGGGCTTAGACTTACCTACCACGTTCCATTTCTTATCCCATGCTAAGAACCTGTGGTAATAGTGAGCATCTCTATCATCCTTTTCATTATGCCAATAGTCACATTCATGTGTAAGGCATATTCTATAATCATTATAAGGTATAACCTGTGAGCCACCTCGTGGGTCTAGTTGTAAAGGTATCTTAGTTTCTTCTTTTCCACGGAACACCACTTTGCTCGGACAGCGATATTTCTTTGGATTGCTTTTCCATCTCTTATTAATGTCCACCTTTACTACTTCAATAGGGTTGGACCATTTTACATAGTGGAAGGGCATGTCTAATATAGGCATCCAATTCTTTTCACAATATACGTCAGGTCCATCTGGAGATTCTATAATATATCGACCTACTTCCTTGACTGTCCTTCCTGTTATCTCTATTTCAGATAATACCATCCGCCCAAGGCCCTTAGGGTGGTAACGACGCACGCCAGTAATGTACATCCTACCTTCCCATTCTACAATACGACCATCTTCTAATCCAACAAAATCCCATTCGGGTTCTTTGGGAAACTTACTTGTATCTATCTTGCGCGGGTTCTTAACCTTATAGACATCATCTAAGCTATAATCACATATATAGTTCTGTGTTCGTAAGTATGGGTCATTATCTGGTCTTACATAATTGAGGGGTCCCCATGGAGTCTGAAACTTCTGGTCTCCCTCACAGTGATGTAAGTAGTAAGATACGTGTCTTATGTTTAACAGGTAATTCGGGCTATTGGGGATTTGCCAAATCGACGGGTTGCATAATCCCATCCCGCCTGTTACTTTACTATCTATCGTTAGAGGTTGTACAGAACCTCCGTTCTCTAATATTTGTGGTATTAAAGACTCTTCCATTAAATCATTTATCTTCAACATTATTAAGCTCCATTTCGCCGTACACTACAAGTTTGGCACTGTCCCAGAGGCAGTCACTGTGGGCTGCATCATCTGGACGAAAGACGGCCTCGATAGGTCCGCCTGCCGTAAATTCGTTACCACATATAAAGCATTTCCTTTCACTTAACAACATGTATACACATCCTCCTCAATGTCATCAAGCTCTATTGTGCAGCTTACTTTGCTGTCGTTATCCAATGCGTATTGGAGCTCATTGAGTGTTGTACGCAACTCGAAAATTTCTCTGTCAAGCTTAGCCAGTAACTTGCGTATCTTAACCACTTTATCCATTTTTGCTTTTGTTTGTATAGAGCTTAATATAGCTCTTTAATAAAGACACTATTTAATATATAATAGATATATATAGCATTCAAAATTTAGCTCGATGTGTTTTGACTGGTAGGCCTGAGTAAATTGGATAGGGGGGCCCTTTTTGTTTAGACGGGGGGAGGGTTGAGAGCTGAACTCTGAAAAGGGTGAGCGGAATCTATAATGCACTATATAAGCATTGAGCATACTTATATACTAATACTATACAAAGGCTTATATACTCTCTCGCTATGTCTAATATAGAGAGGTAAAACAAATGTCACAACACATATACGAAGAGCGTATTATGGACGCATGGTATAACTACGATGGACCAATGTCCTTCGAAGCATTCTACGCTACATACACGCTTTAAGCCACACCTTAAGATTCTCTATAGAGCGAGCTGTGTTATAAGACGTATTCTTATAGCTGCAAAGGCCAATCGGCTTGGCCGCAGCAAGCTCTTTATATACCCCCCGGTACCCCCGGTACCCCCCCCATGGTGGCAGGGGCTGCGTCCCTTTTTGGGGGTGGGTGCCTTGTAGAAGGGGCGCCTATCAAAAAATTTCAAATAAAAGCTGTAAACCTTGAGCGGGCCCTATATGAGGGTATATAAGCACCCCCCATGGTTATATACTAAAAGGACCCATACCTTTATATGCTTTCCCGCCATGTTAATATTAGAGAGGTAAAACAAATATGAAAGCAATAAAAGTAGACCAAGCCGTAATTGACTCCATCATGGTGCCTTTGAAGGGTGGGGGGGTTCGAGACCCAACCGCAACCTACAAGGGACGCAACAAGTTTGCACAGATGGATTTAGTCCAGCTTGGCGATTAAGCAATTACATAAATATATACATAACTATGTGTATTGTAATGCCCTATATAAAGGCCGTAAGGCTCAGGCCCTGCATAGGGGGTGGCCCCTCTCCACACCCCCCCTATACTAAATACCCATAGGGCCACACTATATATAGCTACCTACATATCTTTATATACCCACTATATATAACTACCCTTGGCAGGTGCTGCCGCAGGGGCTGCCGTGGGGGGGTATATAAGGGGCTAACACCAACCCCACCACCATACCCTCTATATTCTGTAAACCTTGAGCGGGGGGTAGGGGGGGGTATATAAGCTCCCTCCAGCCTTATATACTCAAACGACCCAAGGCTTTATAACCTCCCTCGTTAAGAGTCATATAGAGGAAAAAGTATGACTGACTACGAAAACCAAGACGCCGATTTTCATTATGAAAACAGCGGCGCAAACGCCAGCGAAATGCAACACGCAGAAAATTGCGATTGGATATATTCTAATTGCACTTGCGGATTAATCGAGGCCCTCGATTACGATGTGGCCGACGATGGTGATTATTAAAATGGGCGCTTGCTGGAATTGCGGCGCTACTCGCCGTTCAATGCGAATATTTAAGGGCCAAGGTATGATTTGCAAACCTTGCAGATATTTTTTTGAAGGGGGCCATTAAATGACCATAGACGAAAAAGCCCAAGACGCCCGCCGGATGTATGAGGCGCGACTAATCACGCGCGGCGAGCTAAAATATATTCTCGACCATCTCGAAGATTGGAACGACGGTTTAGCAAGGGGTATATAAAGCCAGCAGGCCCTGCGCCCGAAAAGGGGCGCGGGACGTATAACGCACTATATATACTTAGAGGAGCCTTATATATGTTTAGGACCCATACCTTTATATGCTTGGTCGCTATGTTAAATATAGAGGAAAATATGAACTATAACAAATACATAAACCTAAGCTGGAATGATTTCCCGCTAAGTGTTGGAATTGAATACGCAATGATACGAATGGGAAAGTCCACCCCAATAAGAGAACAAAAAGTAGCCGACGCTATCGGATACGGGATTAACGGATGAACTCAACCAGCGCTTTTGTAGAAGCCGTTGTTGATGCTGTCCAAATCTGGAATCGTCAAGATGACAAAGAGCCAACATATCACGACGATATAGACAACAGAGCGGTAAACCGTTTTGTATATGAGGACTTAATAGGTGGTGAGTAAATGAAGCCGGTCTTAATAGATACCAGCGCCGCCGTCGCTCGTCTTGCAACCTTTATGATGTTAGCGTCGTTTGCTACTCTTGGACTAATAATTTAAGGGCGCAGGGGCTGCCGCCCCAGAAAGGGTGAGCGGGACGTATAACGCACTATATATAGTTAGAGGAGCTTTATATATGTTTCCGACCCATACCTTTATATGCTCCCTCGCCATGTTAAGTATAGAGGAAAAATATGAATAATAAAACTAATCTAACAGAAAATAAGTCCAAATATGGACAGCCATTATATGAATGTGCAGAATGCAAAAATGAGTTCACGGCAACTTATTGGTTAATAAGCGCCGAGCTATGCTGGAATTGCTATGGAGATTACAAATGTTAAAGACTCAAGTTAAAATGTTAATGGAAGAATACCCCTTCACCGAAAAATGGTATTGGAGAGAAGCCTCCATGTTTAATACATTAAAATGCTTTATTGAAGTTTGGGCTGAAAACTTTGAAAAATGCGAAACCATTACTGAAAAGAAAAATTATTCTCTTTTCATTATGGAAAAAATCGCAGAGTATAATAAAATTATGCAAAAAATAGAGGTGAATATAAAATGAGTGATATAAGAAAAGTCTTAATATTAGACCACAGAGATATAAAAACACTGGCTAAACATAAGTATGCAGAATTAGCATATACAACCGACGCCATGTTAGATTTGTGGAATGAGATTGTAGACCAAATATTGGAGGACTAAATGAGTCCTGAATCATGGGACGCTAAAGATTTTATTTTTAGCAAAAAATATTTCTGTCCTTTATGTGCCACGCCTGAAGATGGTAAATGCCAAGTGCTTAAAGAGTAGGGTATATAAGTCTTTGCCTGCCTAGCGAAGGGGGTATATAAAGCTAGCAGGGCCTGCGCTGGGGAGGGGAGGCGAGCGCTATATGAGGGTATATATAGTCCCTCGACCTTTATATGCATAATAGACCCATACCTTTATATGCTCTCTCGCTGTGTGTAATATAGAGAGAAAACATGAGCGACCACCACTATGAAGAACGCCAGCTTGCCCTTTGGGCAGAATATAAAGACCTTAACGGGCACCTTTCACACGACGCATTTATGGAGCGCCACCCGCGAGTAAATGCCTATATCGTGAAACTAATGAAAAAGTTTGATGGGGTTAGTGAATTAGACCGAGAAATTTATGGGATTGACCGCGCCGCGTGGGACGACCCCGCCGACGCATACGCAACCCCGCGCGGGGGGATTTAAATGCTCACCCGCAAACACTTTAAGGCACTCGCCGAAATACTGCGCGAGCATGAAGCCGACGGCGTTTTAGTTCGCGACATCGCCGATTTTTGCTATCAGTCAAATTCTAATTTTGACCGTGGCCGATTTTATCACGCTTGCGAGTTGGAATTATGAAAATGGGTTGGGAAGACGCTAAAAGGCAAATGCGAAAAATGAATAATGACCGTTGCCATTTTTGCGACAGGCAAGCCGTCACCGAAATCGGGCGCGTCTTTGTTTGTAAAAACCACCTTTAGGCCAGCAGGCCCTGCGACCCAAACCTTTAAGTAGCACCCTGCTATTGGTATACCAGAGGTAAAAACGTGACCAAAAACGAATGCAACAAGACGAGAAAAATAGACAACCCATACGAAATATGGAAGGGACCAGCTAACTTTGAATGGCGAGTCTTAAAGAAATATCAGAACGCTGAGAATGAAGCGAAAAATGATTATGCCCGTTGGTATTGCGCTGTTAAGAGCGATATGACTTACGGAGATTTTGAATATGGCGACACATACGTCAGTGATATAAAAGCTTACGGGGTGAAACAATGAAAGCAAAAACATGGGAAGACATGGATATGGAAGACGGAATGAGAACTGAAGGCCGAAGCGAGGACTTTATCGCTGGCGCACGATGGTCTTGGGAGTCTACTATGACAGCCCTAAAAATGTATTACCAAATGCGATAGCTTTAAATAGACCTACGCTATTAGGTATTTGCAAGGGCGAAGCGACTCGAGACCGCAATAGCCCAAACGGTTTGGTTAGCCGACACGCTTATGATATGAGGCTCAATAACCACAAACTACCGCATGCCAACAGACGCGTTTAATGTTGAGTATGGAAAAAGCCCGACTCGGAAACGGGACGACCTTGGCGCTTGAGCCCAACGTGGCGAGCCTAAACCGGGGGTATGGTCGCACCCCACTACTACTATATAAACTTTACGGTTGCAGGGCCTGCGCAGAGGATGCAAACCTTTATATGCTCCCTCGCTATGTGTATCTTAATGAGCCAAAGCATAAAAGAGATGCTCGTTGCATGGGAAAAATCCCGAGCCGAGCCAGCCCGCACACCACTACCGCAGCGTTTCTACGATGTGAGAAAGAGACCGACAGGTAGACCGAGAATAAGCACAGGAGGAATTACGCCCGAAGGCGAGGCCCTCCTTGCTCGAGACCTTGGACTCGATAAGAAGAACGCCAAAGCTTAAATAGAGCTCTGTTATTGGTATAGTAGAGGGGTAAGAGCAGAGAACAAAGGCGGCTTTAAGTAGCTATAAGCGATAACTATCTTACCCCCTCCCCACCTTGCAGGTGCTGCGAAAAAAAATTCACTTCGGAGGGTGCCCCTATATAAGGGGTTGGGCGTCCCACTTTAACACCCTCCTGTTTAGAACATTTGTCATTATAAGGTTGGCACGCCCCTTCAGTCAAACCGCGAACGGTCAGGAGAGAAAGCGCATAAATAGAGCCATGAGAATGTAGCAGAGTTTTCAGTATTTTAACACGGATTGAAATGATTCAAATCGTTTCGAGGTCAGTCTTCACTTTTTCCTAAGGTGGTGTTCCACATTAAGTATACGCCTTTGGTAGGGAGTGAGAAGCCTGAGGGACGTGGTCTAAGTTTCGCGTGCGAACTGAGTTTCTGAATTTGCAAATGGGTGTATTTATACCAGCGTGCCGTTTTACCGACGTCAGGTAAATGTAAGAGGGAAACTCTTTTTTATACTGCTCTCTTTCCCTTTTGAGTATCAGTTTAACGACTTACTTAATCGAGGGCAGAAAGCGCATCCTTTAAATCGGACAGCGAAATCTTACCACTTTTTACTGCATTAACGATGGACTCCGGCGTAGCCGAAACCTTAACGCTTGCAGTCCTACGACCAGCTTGCAGTTCAGCGACACGAGTCTGAATAGCACTGACGAAATCAGCGAAATCTTCAACCGTGAACGCTTCATCCAAAGCTTTAAGGGTGTCAAGTTTGACACCGGCAGGCAGTCGGCCACCTTTGGGCGCTTCATAGCCAACAGAAGCCATAAGGCTTTTGACTATTCCACTTTCCCGAGGCGCAGACAGATAATCCATAGCGGTTCCCTTTTGCGTTTTTGTAGTTGCGGGCATTGTTATTTTTCCTCCTTTCATTATTGTTAAGTCCTTATCCGTTTCCGGTAAATATACAAGGGTTTGGTTATATATAAAGCTTTGCCTACTATTAGTATATAAAGCTCGGGGATAGTTATATACCCCTCTATAGCTCTCGCTCCCCTTTCGCAGCTATTCCGGCGCAGGTGCTGCGCATATAGACCTTAAGCATATAAGCTCTATAAAGCGCTGTAGCTATAACTATATAAGTCAAACGCCGTGCCGCTATAGTGAGAACGTTGCGCTATAGAGCCAACTATATAAGTGAGAATGCGTAGAGTTAAGTGAGAATGCTAAACATATAACCATGTGGGCACAATTGCGCATGCGCAATAGGGCCTAAGTCGGTATATGGCTGTGAGAACAAGCCGTATAGAGCTTTGTTTACTATATGTGAGTAGAACAAAGCAGGCGTATATTAATGTTGTGCTATATTATATAGGCTCTATTAGTCTATGCTCTATTAAGACAATCAATATGCTCTATTAAGCCCCCTTATTGGTATATATAAAGCAAGAGATATATATCATAATAGAGCAATATCTTAATATAGTATAATATAGGAGAGGGGGGTTATATTAAACCACCGCCGATTTTTCTGCGTATGATAGGCGGGATTAGGACATAGAAACGGTTGAGCTTGAGGTTATATCTTTAAGCCCCCAAAACCGCCGAAACCTTTAAATACTGAAAAAGCATTGTAAATTGAGGAGAAAAATGAGTCAAATTGACGAAAACCTGAGTGATATAGCGAGAGCGCTCGCTATACTTAAGCCTGAACAGATAGCAGAGATTATGAAGAATATACCTGTGAATAATAGAGCATATAAGATAGATTATTCATGGCTTATAAAGCGTAATGCTATAAACGACACATACTTTGGTGGTGCTATATGTCCTCATCATGTTGCTAACTTTGATGAGTATAGAGAACACGACGAAGGCATACGACAGCAAGCCCTAAGTGGGGTAGACAGCAGGGAGCTACTATTAGTATGAGTCCTGAGTATGTAGCCGAGGGAGTTTATATTGATGAACTGTCCGGCGTAATGATATGTGAAGCATGCGAGTGTGCGATAGAGAACGGTAGCTGTCTTTGCAGTATGAGGGATTGGTAGTATGGATAAGAAAGAACTCACTGTTAAAGATATAAAGCTGGTATTGAGAGGTAAAGAGAACTTCCCTCTGATATATGTTAATGGCTATGATGATAAAGACTATATCTTTATGCGTAAGCTCGCTACTGATATATATAAAGATACACCCGACAGTATGTATGATACGAGTATGGCCCTCAAAAAGATATTTACCACCATAAGGTATATGGAGGACTATGACTACGAGAAGCTTATTGAAAAGATAAGGAGTTATTGTTAGATATGTTAATGAGTGGACTTATGTGTATGGATTGTGAAGCAGACATATGGTTTCATATGGATAAGCGTATATATTACTGCCGAAAGTGTGATAAGATATGAGCTGGATTACTTCTATGTGTCCCAAGTGTGAGGATGAGATATATGCACCATTTAATAGACACGCATATGCGATGGATAATGACATACGCAGAGGAGAACAGAATGTTCCTATCTGTGGGAGATGTAGGTGAGAAAGATGTGGTGGATGAGATTTAATAGTTTAAAAGAAGCGGAAGCAAGCGTAGGAGGGTTATCTGCGCCAAGTAAGATGCCCTCGTATGCTTGGAGTATATCTGCTAAGCGTTGTAATATAGGAAGCAAGCTCGCAAAGGTAGAAGGTAGTGTGTGTAATAAGTGTTATGCACTCAAAGGGAGATATATGTTCCCTATGGTTCAGAACGCACTTGAGAAGAGATATAAAAAGTGGTCTGAGAATAGAGATGAGTGGACTAATGCTATGATATATATAATGAATACTAAGAAACATATAGTTAAAACCGGAGTATTTCGTTGGTTCGACTCTGGTGATATACAGGGTGAAGGTATGCTGAGCGATATTAACACTATCGCTTGGTCCTCGCCCAACATACGCTTTTGGCTCCCGACAAAAGAGTATAAACTTGTGAAGGAGTATAAGCAAAACAACGATATAGCTCCCAATTTGATTATACGAGTGAGCAGTCCTACGGTTAATAGTAATACCCTTAAGGGGCATGAGCATATATCAACAGTTTATTCTAAAGATATGCTTGAGAATAGCGCTGGATATATATGTCCATCTTCTAAGCAGGGTAATAAGTGCGGAGAGTGTCGTGCTTGCTGGAGTGATATAAAAGAGGTGAGCTATATTGCACATTGATAAGATAGGATGGCATATGCTTCTATCGTTGATATTGGATGATATAGAAGCGATGAAGAGTAACGATGAAGAGATGCGTAGTTATATGTTAGATGAGATAGATGAGATGTTTAAAGGTATGGCTGTGAATGGGCAAGGTATAGGTATAGACTTTGAGGAGATACGCAAGGCTGAGGAGATGTATGAAGATGTATGAAGGATATACTGATTGGGATGAGTTTATATTTTGCTTATTACTTATATTTATATTATTAGGGATATGGGGTATATGAGCAGAGATAATGAAGCAGACATAGAACCGGATTGCACCCGTAAAGGTATGGCGTGGGTTGATTTTACTGAGAAACCGAAGCGGAGAAAGAAGATACGCCGGAGAATAAGAAGAGAAGGAGAAGATTGGGGGATATAGATGAGTAAAGGAGAACCTATGCCTTATGATGACGCACTGAGAATAGCGAAAAGACACCTTATAGCGATAGGGATGATGCCTTCGACTGAGAAGATAGCTATCGTTGGGTCGCTGAGAAGAAAGGAGAAAGAGGTAGGAGATATAGACTACCAAATTATAGGCGACGCTTATCATATAGCAGAATATTTCCAAGAGAGAGAGTGGATATATGAAAGCGGAGGGCGTAAGCGACAGATATTCATAGCCCCAAGTGGGTTATACCTTAACTGCTTCTATACTGAGAGTGTTCATTGGGGAGCAGCTCTTATGCATAACACCGGACCAAGCAGATATAACATACGAAAGAGATACCTGATAAAGAAAAAGGGTGGGATATTAAATCAATATGGTTTATATATGGCTGAGAAAGGTGAAGATGAATATACGTTAATAGCTGGTAAGACCGAGCAAGACATATACGATGCACTTGGTTGGGCATACTGCAAACCGGAGGATAGAGAGTGAGTGGATTTTTGAGTGAAGCATATAAAGCTGAGTTTAAAGTGAGAACTGAAGCAGATAGAAAGTTCGACCACGGAAGGGAATTAACAGAAGAGAAGCCATATACCTATGATGAGGTATACCAAGCATATAAACGTAAATGGTTAAAGACTGAAGAGGTAAGAGAAAGAGATGGCTGGGATATGCTTGAGCCATCTGAGTATCTATATACACACGTAGAGGACTTAGATATAGCATACACCGAAATGCTTAAATACCTCTCCGACACTGAGATTACAGCGCCCAAAAGGGCGGAAATGAGCAAAGATATGAGCGAAACAGACCACGAGTATAAACTCGATGAAGAGGGGGATATAATCCGCCCGAGTGAAGAAGTAGAGGGCTTAGGCGCTCTCTTCGGAGAAGAGGGAGATACCCCCGATGAAGAGGTAGAAGAGGACATAGAGCCTACGATAGACGATAGCGTGATTGGAAAGATAAAGGCGAGCGTAGCTGTGCCTGAAGAGTTTAAGTTTGCGGATGATATGACCTTCTATACTATGTTGCGAAACATATTTAGAGGTAAGAACATACTCGTAACGGGGCCATCCGGCTGTGGTAAGTCATCTTTAGGGAAAATTCTCGCAGAGATAACTAACAAACCGTTCTATTCGTTTAACTTTGGTGATACAATGAACCCTTCAGCTAAATTGTTGGGTGATACGAAGTTCAACAAGGAAGATGGAACATGGTTTAAGCCATCTCGCTTCGTTGGGGCTATCACTGATAACAGTGGAGCTTTCATTATGCTTGACGAAATAACGAGGGATAGGACAGGCGACTTAGCCAATATCCTTATGCCTGTGTTGGATGGTCAAAAGACCTTAGCGTTAGACGAAAGTGATGGCGCAGACGTAGTAACGTTGGATGATAACGCATTCTTCTATGCTACTGCTAACATAGGTAGGGAGTATCTTGGTTGTGCGCATGATTTAGATAGAGCGTGGAAAGATAGGTTTTGTGGTGGTCTATATGAATTAGAGTATCTACCACAGAAGAAAGAACAATCATTAGTTCAAATCCGTGTTCCACAGATAGATGAAGATGACGCAAGGCGTATAACTGAGTTCGCTCAAAAGATACGAGGTCTATATAAGGCCGAAGAGTTAAACGTAGCAGTTTCGACTCGTATGTGTCTAACTACGGCTGAGTTCCTTGTTGATGGTATGTCTCTTATAGACGCATTGAAGCATACGTGCTTGCCTTTCTATCCGGTTCAGGGTGGAGATGACACTGAGCGTGTTAGAGTTATACAGACAATTCAATCTATGGGTGATTAAATGCGTAAAGCAAAGATAAGAAAGCATATGTATTGGCATCCATTAGCAAAAGTATTACTTGAGCATGGACTTATGCCTAAGTATGCTGCGCAAGCGATAAAGACTGTCTATCCTGAAGCAGATATAACAGGAAGGCATGTTGGCGCATATAAGCGCAGGCTGATAACAGATGGTATGTTAGATAAAGACACACCCAAGACTATAACACCTAACGAAGCGCCGAACCTACTCGAAGGTATGGTAGGCGAAGATGATAGGTTCATATATCAATGCACAGTAGGGTCAGCAAAGAGAAGCCTTAAGTGTTTTGAGTATAAGATGACAGAAGAGATAGTAGACCACAGTGAGATAGTAGACGCATGGATTACACAGATACAAGCATAGACACATGGACAGGGGAATATAGCGAAGAATATTGCTATTCCTGTCAAAAGTTCGTCGAAGCAGATATGGATGGTAAATGTCCTATATGTGAAGAACAACTTGACTTCGGAACAGATGCGTGGGGGAGCGGAGATACAGCAAAAACAGCTATATCTGATGCTCCGAGCGTAACTTCTACCGGAGATGTGTGGGGTAGGACCGGAAGCAGTTATACTTGATGTGGGGTGGATATGGAATACAAACCCTCCACGATGACAATGCGGCTCGTATGCTTAGACACAAGAGACATTTAGACTCATTGTGTAAGGTAGTGGACCCAACAGTAACACATAGCCTCAGTTTTGCTTCTACGAGAACGGCCTATACCAATATGGGAACAGGTCAGATAGTTATAGATGGTTCACTGATTAAGAGTAATGATGATAAGTTAGATATAGTATCAGGATTAGCTATACATGAAAAGCTACATCTCGTTCATACTCAACCACTAATAAGATGGGAGAAGAAATACCGTATGTCTGAAGCATTAGACCATTGGGAAGGTGAACTGCTACACTCTATCGGTAATTCGGTTGAAGATGAGTATATAGAAAAGCAGTTAGCAACGGATTGCGCTGGGTTCGTGCAATATATAAGTAAGACTAAACAACACTACTTCGATGAACAGATGAAGGATATACTTGAAAAGTCTGAACAGAACCCATATATAGATTTAATGAATACTATGCTTGCGTTCATAAGATATCCAGAGAAGATTGATAAGAATAGGAAGAGACGACACGCTAAGCACATACAATTCTTCGCAAGAGCATTAGCTAAAGCGTTGGATAGTAGAGAAAGTGTCATCAAAGCAGTAGAAACTCTATTTGTCTATATGAAGAAAGTCGCTGAAAAGAATGGCAAAAGATATGCCTGATGGTAGTATGGATAAAGTAGCTGAACGTATGGAAGAAATGCGTAAGACTTTTGGTGATACTGAACTGAGTGCTGATGATTGGAAGAAGATAGAAGATAAGATTAAGAAAGAAGAACTAACAAAGATGGGTAGGATGTCTACCTATGGAAAGTTATTGCCCAGCAGTAAGGATAGACGTAGTTTTGGTTCTACCTGTGGGGCTACGGAGTATAGCCCGCCGGATGGAGATGAGCATAAACGTATGCTTGGTGAATCTTTAATAGATGAGATAGAAAGGCTGGAAGATAGCGACTACACTGAAACTAAGTTAGGTAAGAGTGAATGTCTATCTGCAAGGCAAACAAAGGTAACTTGGCAAAAGGCCGTTCCTAAAGAACGTGATAATGACATATATAAAAGAGACTCTAAAAAGATGAAGCCTCAGACCAACCTACTTAAGCGTAAGATACAGTTATATGGTAATAGGGATGTCTTAACGATACGAAACCAAAAGCGTGGAAGGATAGACAAGCGCAACCTACATAGAATACCTATGGATAGGTTAGATATATTCAAAGCAACCATCACTAAGGAAGATAAGCCTTTAGATGTATGCCTCTTGGTTGATGAGAGTGGTAGTATGGGTGGTGGACGTATAGAGAATGCAAGAAAGGCTTGTATATCCATAAAAGAAGCACTTCAGGAAAACAGTATGCTTAACCTATGGGTAATGGGACATACGGCTGATGGTGACAGGTGGCATAGCGAGCCTAACACTACGAATATGACTCTATATCACAGTCCTAAGATGCAAGATAGACCATATGCGGTAGGAGCTATGCATGCAAAATGCGAGAATAGGGATGGTAATGCTATACTCGCCGCTGCCGCAAAAGTAAGAGAAGAAACCGACGCCCCTATGTCTAACAAACTTATGATAGTGTTCTCTGATGGTTCACCAGCAGCGATAGGCTACGGTGGAACCGCAGGTATACAGCATACAGCTAAGTGTGTTAAGAGTTGTGAAGCTAAAGGATGGTCAGTCATCCAAGTAGGGTTCGGTGGTTGCCACTATCAGGAACGTATGTTCTCTAATCATATATACATTGATGACATTAACAATATAGCTAACAAGGTATCAAAGATTATCAGGAGAGTAATAAAGGTATGAAGGTTCCTAACGCACATCCTGAACGATATAGAGGGCAGAAGGACAAAGGAGTTCAAATGAAGTTGGAGTGGTATAGAGGTGGATGATATGGATTCAGGCCGCTGGTATATGTTACTTGCTCTGTTTATGGCTATATGGATGATTATGGTGATGAGATTTTGGAACAAGGTAGGTATATGATGGGAAAGAAACATAAAGCTAAGAGATTTATACTTAAACACTTTAAGTTTCCTATATCCATAGCTTACAACGACCCTATGGAAAGTTTACCAAAGGCAATAGAACTACTTTTGATAGATATGAAAGAGAATGGGATAGATAGGTGGAATGTGGAAGAGATAACGGAAGAGTGGGACTTAGGTGAACCTATACCCGAACCCGTAGACCTCACATCGAAGGAGGAGTTTGACATATGATAACTGATGGAGTGATAGAACGATTAACGAGAGATACAAAGGACTTGTTCGATTTCTATGATAAGAAACATCTCTTTAAGACTAAGAAACAAAAGTCGGAAGATATAAGCGGGCTTCTTGAGAACGCTATGGCCTCCGAGATAGATGGTGCAGTTGCACCTAAGATAGACAGTGAACCAGACATACGTTTACACGGAGAACCCGTTGAGATAAAGACCACTTCGGGAGATTGCTGGTTCAGTGGAACCTTCTCTAAGAGAGAGGGCTACTTTATATTTCTGTCATGGCTGTTAGATAAAGATAACAAGCCATCCTTCTTTATCGCTGGAAAGTATTTAAAGAAAGATGATTGGTGTCCCTCCAAATCTAAGAGTTATTATGCTACCACATACGATAAGAAAATGTTATTGAGAGATAAAGATGAGGTAGACTTCTATATGGGTAGTATGGAAGTCTATAACAGAGGTAAGCAGCAGTGTATAAAGATACACACAGGACACAGATTAGGAGATATGACGTTATGAACGAGAAACTAATGAGGCCACGCCTCAAACTGATAAAAGCTTTATGCGCCAAGAAGTATGGAGAACGATACCATACAGCGTTAGAGTTAAATACAGTGATAGCTGAGAACGCACTACATTTATATACAAGTAGTGGTAGTTCGAGGACTGAAAAGCAAATACAAGATGCTATGAGTATAGCACACGGTAGGCTTAAGCAAGACAAAGAGGTAGAGCATACAGTAGTTAGCCCAAATAGTTAAGACACAGGTGAAAGGATAGGAGTAATGAACAATTTTATGTTGGCTCATATTTTACCTCCTTATTGCTCCTATCCCACTAAATGTGGTGAAGCTTGCGAGTATAGAATCCGCCGCACTTATCTCTAAGGGCGTGAAACTGCCCTCAGCTGAGATTAGTATAGCGTAGAAGTATAAGCGCTGACTTGGTATGTCCGTATAGACTCAACTGAGTGGAAGTGTGGACACCACACCAGCCATCTTCTAAAATATACATATAGTCAGGTTGACGTATGCAAAGCAGGTAGGTTAATTCTAATCCTGTGCATACATAGTCCCTCAACTATATAGTGTTTTGGGCTTCTATATCCCTCCTTCACCACAAACCTTAAATAGATATGATATATTATGATAATACGGAGAAAGAAAATGAAAATAAGTAAGGAAGAAATGTTCACTGAGATATGTGTATTGCTATACTATCAGTGTTCGCTTAAAGACCAAGATAATTGGCTGCGGATGGCGATAGATATGGGCATGTGGGAACCACCGGAGAAAGAATGATAAGAGAAATATTAGTAAAGATAGATAAACGCTTTGGGCGTAGCAAGAAGAAGATGATACTAAGGCCACGAAAATATGGTAACAAGCACGGCTGAGAGTATGACCATAATTGGTATACTACTGAGATACCTACCTAAGAAGAAGGCATTGAAGATGGTAACAGATATGGAAGAAGAGGTAGCGGCGACTACTGAGAATGTATCACTGAGAGATTCTATAATGATGACGAGAGAATATTTGGATGAGTGAACCAATAGATAGGCCGAAGTTTAGAGAGCTGAGATGGGCGGAACATAAAGACATCCCTGAGCAATACGATATAGTCCAGCTAAAGATGGATGGTATATTTGGTTGCATGAAAGTATCGCATGGACAATGGGCCATATACTCACGAACAGGTAAGATGAAAGATGATGGGGTCTTAGAAGATAGAACCCTTGACGCTGTCCTACTTGGTGAGTTTATGTTTGGTTCACATTGGGGTCATAAGATGGGTAAGAACCGCAACTTCTATATCTTTGATTGTATTGAGATGAATGGTATAGACTTAACGGAGATGACTTTAGATAGTAGACTGACCTTTGCTACTGAGATGTTCCACCGCCTCGTCGGAGAACTACCTTTCCTACGCCGTTTAGATACATATGAAACCCACGAATGGAAAAGATTGTGGGATGAATATATCTTAGAGTATGGATATGAAGGACTCGTCTTTAAAGATAGCACAAGTAAATACCATGATAAGAACGCTTGGGCAAGAATGAAGGCTGTCGTAGAGATGGATTATATCTGCACAGGTTTCAGGGATGCTGATGAAGGAACTAAGTATGTAGGTATGGTAGGTAGTGTTTTAGGCACACTCATAGATAAAGATGTATCTGTTACTGTTGGTGGTTTAACTGAAGTAGAACGAAAGCTATTCACTGAGATGCCTGAGATGTATGTCGGGCAGGTATTTACTGCTAAGGGTAATAATTGGTATCCGTCTGGAGCCATAAGACACCCTCAATTCAAACGCTGGCGTAATGATAAAGACCCAGAAGACTGCACATATGAGCAGATACCCGAAGGAGTGAGATGTTTAGCGTAAGACCTACCTGTGCTAACTGCGGAAAGGAAATATCCGAAGCAGAGGCACGACTATACTTTAATAATTGTCAGCTATGTGGTAGCTTGGGGATACTTGATTTACTTTTCTAAGCTCTATACAGCAAGCTTTATATATCTCCCTATAGATAGATATATTAAGTCTAAGAGATATATATCTCAGGCCCAATGGAGCTGTTAATGGTAAAGAGAAAAGGAGATACAGGAAAGAACTTTGAAAGTGAAATAAGGAGAAGCTTGAAATCATCCAAGCATATATGGTGGTTTAGGATACAAGATACAAATGACGTTAGTAGATTCGTTAAAATGGCTGTTGCAGAGAAACAACCAGCCGACTTCTTTAGCGTATACAAAGGAAGACCCATTATGCTTGAGGCTAAAACTTCTCGTAGTCTTACTTCTTTCCCTCTTTATTACGGTAGTGGGCGTTCTATCGCTCCTCACCAGATAAGAGCAGGAGAGGAGTTAGTAAAGAAGGGCGGTATATCGCTTATACTAATACGGAGAGAAGAGTTTAGGAATAAGAAGGCGTGGGCTATAACACCCGCACAGGCAAAGTATTGGTATAGCAAGAAATGGAAAGGTAAGTCGGTGAAGTGGGAATGGATAGAGAAGCACGGAATAAAGATGGATAGACTGAAAGCCCCGCTGAGATGGAACTTACGGAAAGTATTTGATAAAATAATATGATAGAAGAACCGTTATGGTGTATATACTGCAACAATGTCAGCATACATACTGCTGATGAATGGGTAAAGGTATACGTTTGTGATGATTGCAACGAGAAAAACAAAACGATATTCGAAAATCAGCGAAAGACTAAGAATGATAAGAAAGCCAAGGGAACATATAATCGCTACCGTCACGGCGGTAGGAAGGGAGAAAGATAATGGTTAAGATACCTTACAAGCACCAGTTACAAGCCAAGACCTTGAAGCCTCCATATTACAAGGCGTTATGGCATAACTGTAACAAATGTAAGATACACTTTATGAGTGAGCAAGCCCACCTGACGGCATATCTCTGTGATGACTGCTTCAATAGTATGCCTCACTACCGAGAGGTGAAGAAGCAACAACAGGTAAAGAAGGGGCCTACCTATGCGTGGCTTGATACTGATTGGCCCATTGAGTATATACTACTTTATATATTAGGGTGTTCTTTATGTCTACTTACTATAGGATATTACTTATGGTTCAAATAATGATTTATTGTGAGATATGTGAGTCAAACGCCATCTTTACTAATTATGAGGGGGAGAGTAGGTGTGTAAGATGCTTTCCATATAGAGAAAAATGAGCGACAAAATAAAGATAAGAGGATTACCTACCGTTAGCCCCCAAGTATGTAAGTTCGTAGTGGGTGGCCGCCCTATCATTAAGATGGGAGATGCAGCCTACTTCAGGAAAGGTATGGAAGGTAAGAGCATCCTACCTAAGAACCTGTTTAAATTAGGATACCTTACAAAGATAGGTATAGAAGGAGATACCCTTGTTCTTACCTCTGACATGAAAGATATAAGTTGGCCTGAAAGGGGTAAGGAGATTGGAAACATTATACGAGGCTGGGCGGCATCGGGCGCTCCCCCGATAGTATTAGAAGCGATAGAAGAACAGAATGATGAAGTGTTTATAGAAGTGGCCGCACTGATAAAGGAACACGTAAACCCAAGCATAGCCTCTCACGGAGGTATAGTTACTTTGATGAGAGTAGTAGGTGATAAAGCCTATGTTACTATGGGTGGTGGCTGTCAAGGATGCGCCGCTTCATCAGTTACGCTTAAGAAAGGTGTAGAGAGTATGATAAAAGCAAAGGTAGATGAGATTAATGAGATTGTGGATATAACAAACCACGACGCAGGAGTAAATCCTTACTATAAGAAAGGGGCGGCTACCGTTCAGGTAGGACCAAGCCCTATGGTTAAGAGTTGCGGGTGTAGCACAGGTGGTAGTTGTGACTGTTGAAGGTATAAGATTAACTGAGAGTGCAGCAAAAGAGATAGAACGTGAACTGAGTTTAAAAGATGGATACGATGCTATCCGCATTGAAGTTCAGGGAGGAGGGTGCAGTGGCTACCGCTATAACCTGAGTTTAGATAGCGAAACACGCACCGGAGATGATATAAGTGAACAGTATGGAGTAAAGGTTTACTATAATGCTATACTCTTCAAGCCGCTACTCGACGGTATGACTATTGATTATATGGATGGACTTATGGGTGGTTTCAAGTTTCTAAATCCTAACGCTACTGCAAGTTGTGGTTGCGGGGAGTCTTTTGGGGCATGACTATACTCGACCCTGACGTTGATAACGAACACGGAGAGAATGATGACTCCTTCGCTCGTATAGATGGCTGGTGGTTCTATGTCAAGAGTTTCCTATTCAACCCATATACCATATTTAACCCCAAGAAAGAAGAGGATGTTTATGAACCAGAGTTCTGAAGAGATGAGTGTAGAGGTGAAGGTAACATATAGTTGCCATAGATGTCATAAAGAAATGGAAAAGAGAGATATAAGTCTCTTCATGGAGTGGCATATATGCGATAAGTGTATGGGGGAGAGCGAAACCTTTAAATAGGTAGTAGCTACTGTGAGATTAGAGTTGATAACAATGTCAATGAGAACAGAAATATTTGAGAGGGTTTACAAGGCGGCTGAACATTACCAGCGCACTGGAAACCACAAGCAAGTGAGCTTTAGGTATAACCCTGAAGTGAGAACGGAGTTCGACTTCGCTACATGGAAGCATGATAGGGATAGCGACTCTGTGAGGACTATCCTTATAGAGGATGTAAGAGTGTCTAGTGAAGGCATGGTATATGCCGTAGGTGTAGACAACAGGTATAACCTGAAACAATACACAGGGCAGTTTCCACAACACATTAGAGCTTACCGTATAGACCGCATGGTGATGTAAGGATGAAGCAGATAAGCACTATTAAAACTATAGACCAATACAAAAGAATATATATCCCTGATAGTATTCTAGAAGAGATGGAGTTAGAAGTCGGAAGCAATGTTGTGTGGATGCAATGTGAAGATGACGGACACTTCGCTCTTAAGAAGGCTCTTGTAGAGATAGTTGATTAAGTATGGGTGAGTTGCTCGACGCCTTCATAGCACAATATGATGACGAAGATTCCACCATATCTCTTAAAGACTTAATGTCTGATGATGAGCTTGTGGAGTGGGAACTGATGGTCAAAGTGTTTAATGAGTTAGAGATAGCAGCTATTGGCCCTAACCTGAGAAAGATAGCCAAGTTCTATAAGCTTGAGCGGTGGCAAGAGATGTCGGTCCTAGCCTTAGTAAAGGTAATGGAGATGATGTTAGCTAACGCTAGAGATAGGATGGACGAGGTTCAAGGAAGGATGGAGCAGTTAGATAAACTCAACATGGAAATAGATAACAGTGATAGGATGTTCCAATGAGAGACTACATCAGAACAGATAAGGTCTCTATCCCTATCCCAACAGAGCCAGAGCTATATCTTATCATGGCAGCAATCATACTGTTTGTCATGTTGGTGGTATTAGATGGATAGAATAATAGAAGTTGAATGGTTTATATCATTCATCTTTGGAGTAGGAATAACTATAATTGCTTTTAGCTACATGCTGGTTGGTTGCTCATGAGTGTGCCACTCTTCTGTAAGCTATGTAAGAGGCGTATGGTGCCTCATCTTACAAACATATGTAAGCGGTGTCGGAGAGAAGCATACCACAGGGATGTAGGACAGGAGACACTATGATGAATGAACGTTGGGACACCTTTGACCGCATATGGGCCAAAGGACAGAACGGTAAGATGCGTCAGCGTCTTATGGAAAAGGTAAAGATACGAGGCTTAGAGCCTACAGAAGAGAATTGTAGGGATTACTGGATGGGATATGTCCGATGCTATGTAGACGCATGGACAGGAGAGATATTCCATCTTAATCCCCGTAAAAACAAAGTGAAAATGAAAATGTTAAAAAGGAGAAGAGATGACAAAGCGAGAAACAGCGGAAAAGAAAGAAGTGGACGAAAGCCATACTTTATGGGCAGACACGGTTCTAAAAAGAACCGAAATATACAACGACGAAAGTAATTGGTTTCCCTTCATACAAAGTATAGAGGATATGATAAAGCGTATGTCTCATCTTAGTATGGAGATATCCGATTTGGACAATAAGATAGGAGAAACACAGGGAATGATAAAGAACCTAAGAAAGGTATTGATAAAGCTAGAGGTAGTAGATGACCGATTCGTCTTCTGATGCCGAAGAGATAGAAGCCATAGCTGATATGGCTGGTGAACTTATCCATACTAAAATGGAGATGGCGAGGAAAGATACACAAATGACCCACGTAATGAGAATAGGAACGTTCCATATGGAACTGGTCCCCTCGTCGGATATAAACCCTGACAAGATATTTAATCAAATATTAGATAAATTAATGAAAAAATATGCAGAAAAACTATTAGAGATAAGTATACATCAGGTAAAACAAGAAGCAGATATGGATAGGAGTAGGCACTATGGTTGAGTATCAAAGCAAGTATATATGCAATATATGTTTTGATAATGTATTGGAAAGTGATAGTGATAGTGATTGTATTGGGCCAAGACACCTTACTTATGTAGAGGTAGACGAAGCCCCAATGGAAGAGATACAAGAGAGAAAGTTCGGGATATATGTAGACCCCGTAACTGGAAAGATAGTAAAAGCGAAAGCTTTAAATAACCCGTTGATATTGGGTTAGGAGAGATAAGTATGTCAGACGAAGAAAAGAAAAAGACAGAACTAGAATTAGTGGCCGGACTGTTCCGGAACACAGATAAGAACGGTAACATATACTACACCGGAAAGAATGAAGGTGGAGACGAGTATGTTATGTTCAGGAACTCATACTGGAAGGAAGGCGCAAGTAAGCCATACTTCCGTGTTATGAAGCGCATAGAGAAGAAAGAAACAACGGTAGAGGATTAAACATGGGACACCCACTAGAAGATATTTTAGATTCTTGGATGGATATGTTGAATGCTATGCAACACCCTCGTATGTATAGGAACACACGGCTATCACAGATAGCTGACGGTGTAGAGATGGGGGAACACGGCACTATAGGAGACTGGGAAGATAGGAATGGCGATATAGCTATTACTATTGATATGCCCGGTGTCCAGAAGAAAGATATAGAGTTGACCGTGGATAAGCATATGGTTACAGTAAAGGCTACGGCTGAGGATAGGGATTACAGCTTTGAAAAAGAGTTTAATAGTTTTACAACTACTCTTGACCCTACCAAAGTAGAGGCTAACTTTAACAATGGCGTTCTGGATATAACCATCGAGAAAGCAAAAGAAAGTCAAGGTAAGAAGATAGCCATTAAATGAGCTATAGTGACTGGATACAGTCATCTAAAAGCGAGAGAGTGTGGTTAGAAGACTCTATGACTGCTTTAGTTCAATTCGCCTTTATAGCCCCTATACATAGGATAAAGCACTGGAATCAGGGCAATAGCCGAAGGTCTAAGTGCTGGGCAAAGGAAGGTAAGTGTAAGTTCTGTCAGAGTGGTATACCCAAAATCCATGAGTTTACTTATGGTGTATATCACACACAGTCAGAATATAGTGGTGGAGGCATAACGAAGATTTCTTATCTTTCCTCTGCCCTATCTACACATACAAACTTCCAGAAACTATTTACAACGATTATAGAAGGGGGAGAAAACCCTACTGATATAGTATTTGAAATTGAGCGCTCTAAGATAAAGACTTCAATGGGGCGTTCAGTGAAGGGATATGAACTAAAGAAGACTGATACAGAACCCTTTGTGGCTGAAAAGTTTAGACCATCACTATATGACTCTGAAGAACAAGAATGGAAATGGATAGTTCCAGAAGAGATAGTTGACTTTCTAAAGGATAAAGATGGAGAACCTATGATGCTGATAGACCTGTTCTTATTATTGAAGGACCACTTCAGCGGTATGAGTGAGAAAGACATAAAGGTATATGCTATTCGCTTGGTTGATAACAATGTTCTCGACCTGCGACGAGCAAGGGAGAAATGGATATGAAATTAAATAAATACATACATAGTAAAATGTTAGAAGTAGAATACGAGGCGTTGCCTTGGTCGGAAGATGACATAGAGCAGTGGATAATAGACTGGTATATGGACACCTTTCAAGAGATAGGTCTTGGAAAGGAAGGCAAAGCGAAAGCTCGCTCTCCTCCTATGTGGCTTGCTGGCCCGCGCTGGTATGACCGTAGAGACCGAAAGATAAAGGAAGCGCGCGAAGCAGAAATAAAAGAAGCGGAAGAGAAGATAAAAGCAGCGGAAGAGAAGATAAAAGCAGCGTCGATGTCGGAGCTTCTCGCGGAGTTATGAAAAGATGAGGTATGAACTATACGACCTGACCAGATATTTCCATAACGTAAGAAAGAAAGATGGCACATTAAACCCTATCCTTGGAGAGGATGAGCTAGCTCTGAGTGCCTGCTTATCCTATCTTTTAGAAGATAATAACTTTGTTATCAAAGCGTATTCGGGGACAGGAAAGACAGTGATAATGGAAGCTATTTTTGGTTTAATTCCCGAGGAGTTTTACTACTCACTGGAACATCTTTCTGAGACTGCGGTCTGGTACGATGCTGAGAAGATAAACCGTTCTCGCTTCATTGCCATTCCTGAAGCGCAAAAGCTTCCAGAAGCAGTGATAGAGGTGGTAAAGACATGGGGCGACGGGAGAACAGCGTTTAGGAAGAGAACAGATGTAACGATAGGTGACACAGTTGAAACTAAGTTGCATCCTAAGTATGTCTTTATGTGCGTAGCAGTAGAGAATGCTAAGGGCGCAGCTTATTTTGACGCAGAGTTGGAACGTAGGTGTATGATTATGCATACTAACCCCACTGTGGAACAGACGGAGAGGGTATTAAAGCATAAACTACTTCATAGTGCGCTGCCTAAAGCAGAGCTAACTACCATGACAGATGAAGAGATGGAAGGACTTAAAAAGCATATACTGAATGCAATCGTTGAGAGAGATGATGATGAGGCATTACATATGAAGAACCCATGCGCACCCTTCTTATATGAAGCGATACCAAGCGCCTTCCCTGTATCAAGGTCTAAGGTGCAGTATCTATTGAGAGTTATCAACGCTGTGGCTAGGTTTTACCCAGAC